AGCGAACTCATAATTCGTTGAGTCAGGGTTCGAGTCCCTGCGGGTCAACCATAACGGCGAAGTGGTGAAACTGGTATACACAGCAGACTTAAAATCTGCCGACCGCTAAGGTCTTACGGGTTCGAGTCCCGTCTTCGCTACCAAATTTCGGATCATAAAGTATGATAAAAAAAGTATACGGATCACTTAATAAAGATAAAAAAATATTATATATCATAAATCATAAAGCTGGAAACACTTCTATAAGGAACGCTTTAAAAAATTATGGATACCCGAACAACTTTGGAGCACACACACATTTCATCAACCCAGAAGAACTGAATTACATTTTTACTTTCGTCAGAAACCCATACGAAAGGTTGTTATCAAGATACGGTCATTTACGCCGTAGAATTATACAGTTGGAAAATGGTGCTAAAATCGGCAACCGACCACATGACACAAACCTTCTAGATTTTTTTAACGGAAGCCCTATAAAAATAGAGAATTTTACGTTTAAAGACTTTGTAAAGTTCACCCAGAAAGTATTCGATTGCCATTGGGAACCACAAGTCGATAAGTTTAAGAGTCAGGTAATCACCTTAGACAATATAGACTTCATTGGTAGATTTGAAAATCTCCAAGAAGACTTTAATGTTGTCTGCGATAAAATTGGAATCCCAAGACAACAACTCCCACATGATAACAAAACAGAGCATAAGCACTACGCTGAATACTACGATAAGGAAACGAGGCAAATCGTTGCGGAGAAATACGCTGAAGACATTAAGAATTTTGGGTATGAATTTGGAGAATAGAAATTTAGAATATGTGTATATGCATACATGCCCGAAAAAAAGAAAGCGATCAAGAAGAGAAAGTACTGTCCAGACTGCAAGAGAAACCGATCATTAACTTTCTTCACAAACTCCGCTGCTACTAAATATACCGAAAACCCTAAGTTCGTTCGGAATATATGTATAGATTGCCACCAAAAACAGGTAAGCCGAGGAAAATACGCTTTAAAAAAGAAACTTAACGCTTACAAAAAAGAAAAAAAATGCGCTAGATGCGGATTTGATGACCCAAGAGCCTTGCATTTTCATCACTTAGACCCCAAAAATAAGAAAAGATCAGTCTCTAACATGGTAAGTATGAACTACAGTTGGAAATCTATAGCCAAAGAGATCGAAAAATGCGAAGTGTTATGCGCTAATTGTCACGCTATAATCCACAGCGAAGAAAAAGAAAAACATTTAAAAAAAACGAAATAAATCAATAAAATTGCTAGAACAAGTGTATTTCCTTTAGGAAGGAAAACACATGAAACTATTAAACGCAGCACTCTTAGGACTTTTTATCGCCTCCACGCCTTTTACGTCTTTTTCTGACGAAAAGAAAACCGCGACAGCCGAGCATCTTCAAAACGTATCTGTGACCATTCGCTCAGAGGGTTCATTCTCAAATGGGGAAGGATCAGGAGTTGTCTTTACAAGAAAAGACTCAAAAGGGAATTTGGTTAATTTTGTTTGGACCGCAGCCCACGTTATAGACAATCTCAGAAAAGAAAGAAAGGCTGTTATAAATGGTAGTCCGAAAACTATTGTTGAGTTCAAAGACCCTATGGTCGTAAAAGAAATTCGCCAAGGCGGACGTACTGTTGGTCGTTTGCAAATGGACGCAGAAGTCTTAAAGTATTCAGATGCTGACGACGGACATGACTTAGCCTTACTTAGAATCAGGAAATTTAACTTCGTAAAAGATACTGTCACTTTTCACCTCGGTGATGAAATACCAAATTTGGGAGATGACTTGCTCCACGTCGGCTCTCTCTTGGGACAAATGGGAGCAAACAGCATGACAGACGGAATTTACTCTCAGCATGGCAGACTTATCAAAAGCTTGAATAAACATGTTTTTGACCAAACTACCTGCACAGCATTTCCGGGTTCCTCGGGTGGAGGCGTTTACAAAAAAGAGAACGCTCATTATATCGGAATGCTTGTTCGTGGTGCTGGGGAAGGCTTCAATCTAATTGTTCCCGTGAGAAGAATGAAAGACTACTGCGAAGAACATAAAATCATGTGGGCTCTTGACCCCAAAGTTGAAATGCCTTCAGAAGCAGAGCTTAAGAAAATGCCAATTGAAAACACTCCCAAAGAAAAAGAAGACTTAGATGCTGAAAAAGATGCAGCGAAGAAACTCTTCCCCTACATGCTTAGAGTGACCTACCCCAAGGTATTAATAATGAAAGAGATGAAACAAAATGATTAAACTATTATCCCTAGCTACAATTTTTTTATTTTTAGGATGCAAAACGTGTCCTACATGTATTTGTAAAATAGACTGTTGCGAAGAAGCTAAAATCTGCGATGATAAAGATTCTTGCTCTTGCGAACATGCAAAAGGCTGAAAATGAACATTAAGAAAAAAAAGTTCGAGTTAGAAATTGATTTATCCGAAGATATATCTGCTGCTTATCTAAAAGACTGCGAGTGTGATAGATGCGCTGATTCTTCTTGTGAGTGTGATTGCCACAACGAAGCTGTTGGGCAAAAACGTTTTGGCGGTAAGCCTCGCACAACGCTTAAAGACAGCGATTTTCTTGACCCAGAGAGAAGGTCTTTCCCAGTTATGTCCTGCCAAGATGTTAAAGACGCAGTAAGTTCTTGGGGTAGGTACAAAGGCGATATGACCTTTGAGCAGTTCAAAGATAGACTTACTCGCAAAGCGAAGAGTATAGGATGCGAAAAAGCTCTTCCCGAAAAATGGAAAGAGGAATCTGACGCAGCCCTTACTGAAAAACAGAAGAAATTACCGCCCGCTCTTCAAAAATCAATCCTGAAAAAACAAGGCAAAAAACCTGAAAAAGAAGAAGGAAAGAAAGACGACAAGAAAGACAAAGACGAGGAAGAAGATAAGAAAGAAAACAAAAACCAAAAAGGTTTAACAGAAAAGCAAAAGAAGCTTCCCCCCGCCCTTCAAAAACAGATTTTGAAGAAACAGTCTAAAGGGACTCAGGACTATGCAAGTTTGTGGAAAAACATTCACGAAAAGCGTGAAAGAATCAAAAGAGGTTCTGGAGAAAAAATGAGAAAAAAAGGCGAAAAAGGTGCGCCAACTCCAGAGCAGCTTAAAAAAGCCAAAGAGAAAACCAAAGCCAAAGGCTCAGAAGATTAACTAAAATAAAAAGGACGAAACTAAAAAATGGACACGAGACTCTACAATCAAAACCTCTCAGCAGACTTAAAGCTTTTCCAAAATCTCGTTGAAGCTAAAACTTTGAACAAACCTTTTAGAACTCCAAAAGGTCCAAAGAAGTTTTCTGTTTACGTAAAAAACGAGAAGGGCAATGTGGTAAAAGTTAACTTTGGTGATCCAAATATGGAAATAAAAAGAGACGACCCAAATCGTCGCAAAAATTTCCGCGCACGTCACAATTGCGATAACCCCGGCCCCAAGACTAAAGCAAGGTACTGGTCCTGCAAAATGTGGGAGGCTAAAAAATCCGTTACTGATTACACGAAAGGTTCGGATGATTCTTGGGACGGAGAAACCCTGTACGATCACAAGGTCTTATTGTCGCTCAACCCAATTTTAGCTAAAGCTGAAGAGATCAAAGAAGAGCCCGAAGAAAAGGAAGATGATTGTTGCGGTTGCGGAGGCTGCGAAGAAGCAGTTGCTGCTAAACGTTCTGGGCCAAGGTCTGCTGCTCAAACACCCTCTAAACCTAGTGAAAGAAGAAAGGGTTCATCCAAGAACAAAAAAGGCAGCGCAGGTAAAGGCGGTCCCTCTATAACATTCTCTGAGAAAACCACTCAAGCACTTAAGAATAAAGTAAAAGAGCATAACGAGAAACATCCCACTAAAAAAGTTACTCTTTCCCAACTCAAGAAAGTCTATAGAAGAGGAGCGGGAGCTTTTTCCCAAAGCCACAGACCCGGACAAAGCAGAGGTTCTTGGGCTATGGCTAGAGTAAATATGTTTTTAAAAATGAAACGAGGCGGGAAAGTTAAAAAGTCTTACCGAGACGCAGATGGAGATATCTAAATCTTGAGTTGAACAATGGGTGTAGACCTATTAAATCTCGCTGCTCAGTGGATCGAAAACGACGCAGCTAAACTTTTTAAAAGAAAAGATTACCCAGAAATCGATGTATTTTATGTAGGTCTTGGGAAAACTGGCTCGTCTTCTTTTCGAAGAGGTTTTCCCGACTGTAACACCGCTCACTTTCATGGAACTCGTGATGCTTTTCGGCGTAACGAAAAACTTCTCAAAAAGCTTACTAATGCTAATTTAAACATTTATGATGTAATTGCGTACATCGCTAGACGTGATGGTCATAAGCCTCTCATTGCGGAGACGATAAGAGAACCTATATCTCGACTCTTTTCTGGATCACTTCAGCACTTAAAAAATTCCACCCATTCCGAGAGGGGCTGTAAGTGTATGCTTTGTGATTGGAGGCGAGGACAAGATAAAAGTCCTGAAAAATTACGTGACACAATTAGAGATCATATTAAACGTATAATTCTCTCGAAAGGCTCAGTAAGTCTCCCATTGGTAAATCTTTCTGAAAGCCTGATAACTTCTAAGGGCCTCCCTCATTCCATACTCGGATCAGAGCACTTCAATGTAAATCTTCTTAACGAATTTAGTTTGGAAAAAAAGTTCTTTTACAAAGAAACGGAAGATGTAAAATTTTTATTTACGCGATTCGAGGAAATTGAAAATCTAGAATCGTTACTTAAGTCTATCGGTTATAACTACACCTCAGTCCACGAAAATAATACAAACTCGAAAACAAATTGGAGTAAATACCCCGGATCAGAGAGAATATTTGAGACTTATAAAATCATCAGAGACGATCCCGATTTATTAAAATTTGACGCTGAATACATAGAGCTTGTGTACAGCAACGAAGTACTTCGAAAATTTTATTCCCCAGAGGAAATAGATTCGTTTATCGAAAAATACGCTAAATAATTAGTTTAAGTGTATTTATATATGTGAAAAAACTGAAAGTACAGGGGTTTGCTATCGAAATACATGAAGACCTGCTTCCCGAAGAAGAAATTAAACTGGACAGTAAGTTTGATTGCGTGGATGGAAAGGTAGTTATATATGATTACCGCAATTGTCTAACCGACGAAGGAGCCTTGGTCTTAGTTAAATACCTCAAAGACGAAGGACTGATAAATTCTCTTTCTGTTTGGTGTGAAATCATAAGTTAGAATTAATTTGATGCAGACTTTTTATTTGCCCAGCCAGACTTAAACAATTATTGCAGTTTATAGACTGAGTTTTAATTGTTAACGGGTAGTTCAATTCTTGATCCAGTCTAATACCCTCTATACGCCATTCTGGCTCGACAAATTCGTCAACAAAATCCATCCAGCCCTTCTCCTTAAGCGTATTGAAGTATTTGTCTATATCTTGCCTCGGACTTTCGACCACGACTTCCATGTTTAAATCAACCTTACAAGTCATTGTTAAATGTCTGAAAAACAATCCCTCCTTACAAGAAAGCTTGTCTACAACCAGCAAAACCATACTACTTAATACACTTATTCTAAAAAATTTTACCTAAAACCAAGTGTATAGATATATATGAAATGCGAAGCTAATGAACTAAAAAGGGTTTTTGAAGAAAATGTCTCAAGTCACTGGGTTCCTTGGGAAAGAGCGTTGGACAATTTTATCGATTACGCCTGTTCTCTAAGGGAGAGTGGCCTGTCAGAAAATTTTATAGCTTGCGAGCTATGCAGATGCACGGGTTTATTAATGACAAAAAAAATTGACCCAAACGCAATAGCGACTAGCTTTACGCTAAAAGATAATATGGAACGATAATATGAAAAACCGCACTGCCCTTATTCTGTTAGACCAAATTCTGGAAGTTTCTCAAGAAAAAGACGAACAAGATAAAGTTAATCCAGAAATTAAATTAGAAAACAAAGTTGGACAAAGTTGGATGACTTTCCACCTAAAACAACTAAAAGAACTTCTAGAATCAGAGAAATAAGGATTCCTTTTTCCACTTTCTAGAAAAAGTGTATATATATACATGAGAAAGGGGGCAAAAAAAACTAATCGCAACTATCCGCCAGTCAGCGACGATATTGTAGAGATACAATGGATAGATATAGTGGGCTTTGTTCACGAAGAGACCTCTCAATGGAAACCCGCTGTAGCATGGACAGTGGGCAGGGTGTTCGAGTTAAATACGGATTCTGGCGAAGCACCTTATCTTTTAATAGCTTCAAGCGGGTACAATGACGGAGATAAAACGGCTGACGGATTAGCTATACCATTGGGTTGCATAAAGTCTTGGAAGAAAGTATAGTCTTCGCGTGAGACATATAATTGGAGGTATAGGAGATTTTCTCCAGAGTATAGATTCCATACAGGAAAATGAGGAGATAAATGTTTTCTCTCACGCTAAATGCACTCAGTCTTTTTTCGATGACATTGGAGTCAAAATTAACTTTCACCCTTTCACTAAAGTCGAAGATTTAAGTGATCACGGTTTTTACCTCAGCCAAAGTCAACAAGTAGAAAGGAAGATTTTTCAAAACCTTGCTACTTTGCCTGATAGAAGTTTAGCTCTAGCGCACTCTAACGCAGAGTCGTTTTTTTTCGATGAGATAATTGGTATTCACCCAGTAGGAAGTAAGTTCTCTAATGATTTCTGGAGCGCGTTAGATCAACCTTTAAAAATACTTCCTCCTTGGATCATAAAAGAAGCAATAGAAGAAACTAAAAATTACTTTATCTTCGGAACAAAAGAAGAACTAAAGCCTTACAGGGAAGAGATAGGTTCTCCGAAAAATATAAAGTATATTGATTACGATAACATTTGGGATAGCTTGGCTCATGTTTTGAAATGTAAAAAGGTCGTAGCTGTAGATAGCTCGGTAAAGTCAATGGCAGCAGTAAAAAAGATTAAAAGCGTAGTCTTTATAGGTGACTACGAAGATGAGTTTAGGGACTCTAATTTTATCAACCCTTATGTGAGAGAGGGAGTAATGCACCCAGTAAGATTCAAAAAAATAGAAAGAAGGCATTTGGATTTTTTTAAATAAATTAAAATGAAAGTAATACTTAGAGCTTGTGATAGCAAAGACAGCGTTAATGGCTTGCCTCGCCCTTGGGGCTTATCCAAAAAAGAAGTTATAGAAACGTGCTTCAGAACACTCCATCTATCACTTAAAGGTCATCCTCATGAACTTCACATAATAGGAGATGGATTATCTGACGAAACTAAGTCGTTTTTTAAAGATTTACACCCCGAATCTATTCTGCACGAATATAGTGGGCTAGGGAACGACGGCAGTATAATGAAAACGTTTGAGCTAGCGGAATCATTTAACGATGACGACTTGATATACTTTTGCGAGGACGACTATATGCATGTTTTTGATAGTTTTTACGAGAAGATTAGCTTCTTCATGAATACTTACAAAGATCATGAAACTCCTTTTTTTGTTCATCCAAGCGATTATCCAGATCAATACAATAGATTAATGAAGAAGTCATTTATTCTTTTGTCCAGAGACACTCACTTCAGAGAAGTGTCTTCAAGTACATTTACGTTTTTAGTTCATAAAAAGAACTTTATGAAGTTTATAGATGTATTTAAGAAATCTAGCGAGGGAGCGCAAGACGGTGAGTTTTCGAAAATTTTCGGAGAGAAAGCTCTTTGCTTCAGTCCAATTCCGGGACTTGCTTCTCACATGCATCAAGGAACTATGGGGCCTTATGTTTTATGGGATATGATTCAACATTACTCCAATGACCTGTGCGGAGTTAATCAGCAAATTACCACTCTTGAGATCAACAGGTGATAGACTTTATTAATAAAGCCACGCTCTCGCTTAAGCTGAAACTCTTCTTGTACAAGAACTCAGAAGGGCAAATCAAACTCCAGCGCAGACCTTCAGAAAAAGGTCTTGTAAAAGAGGGGTACGAAAAAAAGGTTGTCGCTTGTTTAGTTGGATTACCTAAAACTGCTCACAGTACTATAGACGAAAAGCTTAAAACTTTTACCCGAGAAGGGATGCGAGATGCCCCTTCGTCTAGCGAGATGTTTACTTATTCTAGCGATCATCATCTCTATGTTTCCGACGAGTCGAGCTTGGAAAACATGAGAAAACGCTTTCATGAAAGCGAGTTTAGTAAGGCCAAACGAACAATGAAAAACGTTTTAGAAAAATATTCTTTAACTCACGATGATGTTTTATATTTTTCTTTTGTAAGGAATCCCTTCGATCAAGCTTACTCTGCTTGGAGGGAGGCTTCTGGGACTTGGGCTAACGACTTAGATTTTCAAGATTTTGTGGAAAAATGTATTGATTTTTATTCTAACAAAAAGAAGCCGAAAGATATGTCCGAAGCTTGTCAACTTTGGCATCTTAGACCTCAGTACGAAAATTTATTAGACGAAGATAATAAAATTGGAACCGATTTTATTTTTAAGTTTGAAAACATAGAAGAAGATCATAAAACCCTGTATAAGCTGATTAATAAACGTGCTGAAGACACTGGCGACAAATTAATACACAGAAACCAAAGGTGCGACTCAAATGAAAGAAGAAATGGCTCATCTATAAGATTTTATAATGAAAAAACAATAAAGTTAATAAAAGACTTCTACAAACAAGATTTTCTTTATTTTAATTATTGACACAAAATCAGAAGTACAGCACTGTAGAAACCTAATGACCGATAAAAATAAAACAACTAAAGTCCTCGAGGTTAACATCACATACGCTCGAGTGGCTCTTATGTTACTTGCCTTGAATTTACTTGGCACTGGTTATGCGTTAACCAAACTCAGCATGACTGCTGAACCTGTAGAAGAAGTGACTCCTACAGAAGTAACTACAACTTCCGAAGAGGATACGTCCTCTTAATTAATTTTACTCTGGCGACGGCTGGAGTAAGGGTATGGCCGAATAACCCTCCAACATAAGGGGTAAGGCACAGGGTTACTAGAGAGAGTGCAATCGTATGACTCTTGTAATTCTGGTAAGCTGGTAAACTTGAACTGTATTGTGTACTGGCTTTGAAGGTAATGCAGCAATCCTTCTACCCATTAATTTCACCCCCCTTTTAACAAGGGGGTTTTTTATTGCCTGTATTCCAGAAATGTGTTCATATGATTGTATGAACAATGAATCAATGCGAGACGTAATCATTCACTCTCAAGCTATTGACGACCTAGAAGACAGGCTAGAGTATCTGGTGAGAGATAAGTTAAACTACAATGTAGAAGATGCTGACCCAGTAGACGTAAACCAAGTCACCATCCTGCTCCCCAAGCTAATTAAGGAATACGAGTCTTTTATTAAAAGGCTGGAAGGTAATTACGCATATGATAAAGAATGTATTGAAAGCAACAAACGTTCTCTTGATTACTGGGAAAATTTGAGAGAGTTATGCTTTCCTAAGATGAAGCTAAAATTCCCATCTAACTGGAGTTAATAAAATGTTAAATCACCCACTCGAAATTAATGAAGGAGGCTGCGCTCCGCCAAATGCGAATAGGCTTTATCGAACCAAGACGTATCTGGTTGGACACATGCAATACTCTGAGGGGAGAAATTGGCGTGACTCAGTTGAAGCTGAACTCTCCAAACTTGGAGTTACTGTTTTTAACCCTTACAAAAAACCATTCGAGAAAGACGTAAGAGAAGATGAGGAAGAACGTCAATCTTTAGACTCCCTCATGGAAAAAGGAAGCTTCGAAGAGGTTGCCAGAAGGATGAGAACTGTCAGGACGTATGATTTGAATCTCGTAGATAGGTCTGATTTCATAATCGCTCACATTATTCCTGCGGTGGCTAGCTGGGGAAGTGCAGAAGAACTTGTTACAGCTATACGCATGAAAAAACCCGTCTTCATCTCTATGGAGGGCGGTAAGAAAAAAACCCCACTATGGATGATGGGTCAATTACCCCATAAATATATCTATGATAGCCTTGATGAAATAGTAGAAATGATTAAAAAAATTGACTCAGGGCAACAAAGCATAGATGATGATAGATGGAGACTCCTAAACAAGCCTCTAAGGTAATTCTATTTATTTAAATGAAAATGAAGTGGACTATTCAAGAGCGTTTTTTCGTATTCCTTGGTTTAATTTGTCTTGGGACGTGGTTTACAGGCTACTACTATCATCATAAGTGGGACATGGACATACAACGGTCTATACATAGAGGCGAAGAAATATCGCAAAAACATATAGTTAACTCCATGACTAAAAGCATGGCAATAGAACACTGGAAAGCTATGTACCTTGGTCAAAAGCATTTTTCCGCAATGCTTGAAACACAAGTTGATGTGATAAACAACTACTGGAGTAAAGAAAACTCAAAATTAAGAGATGAGCTTTTCGATTCAAAACATTCAACGGGTCGCACTTACGACGAATTAGCACCAGAACAAAATGAAGAAAAAGAAACCAAAGATCGTTGAAAAAGACTGGGGTAGAGAGATTTGGATGGCAAACAACCATGTCTACGATTACTGCGGTAAGATACTTCAAATATATCAAGGTTATAGCACCTCGCTTCATTTTCATATAAAGAAGCATGAAACATTTTACATAACCAAAGGCACTCTTCAGGTAGATTTAGTGGATACTCAAGAAGGCGTATCAAATACTCACTTACTTTACGAGGGTGAAACTCTGGAAATATGCGCGGGAACCCCTCATAGATTAATTGCTTACGATGGAGACGTGGAGTTTATAGAGGTAAGCACTTTTCACATGGACTCAGACAGCAAAAGGATTGAAAGATGAGAAGGGGCAAGGCGTACAAAAGAAAACTGCTCAAAGCCAAGATGCTTAATTATGTTTCTTGCTTTATCGAGGATTTAAATAAAGTTCACCCAGACACCAAAGCTAAGTTTAGAATTGAAGACCAAGAGATGCTTGTTGAAGACTACTTAAACACTTTTGTTGAAGACATAAACGACATAAAAACTGCTTACGACACAAAAGATGACGGTGAGACCCTCGAAAAACTTTGGAACGGAAGTTATAACTATAATATCGAAGAATAGGCGTTATTATGATTTATGTTTTATATGGGCAACCCGCTTCAGGTAAAACCACGTTAGGGCAAATGCTTGCGGAGCATCTTCGGACACCATTCGTTATTGATGGCGATGAGTTCAGGGAGATGTTCACTAACAAAAACTACGGGAGAATCGGGCGTGAAGAGAACATTAAAAACGCTAACGCTGTCGCCACTTACCTGAATAAAAAAGGCGAAAGAGACGAGTGGTCAGCTATTTATTATAAAGGGCAAGATGGCAATTCAATTCAAGGTAGGCCAGTTGAGAAAAGTACTGATGTTGTAATGTGTCTTGTTAATCCCTATAAGCATTTAAGAGAAGAGCTTGCTAATAATAATCAAGATAAAGTGATTGAAGTTTTTTTGCAGTGTCGCAGAGACTTAAGGAAAGAATATCACGTAGAAGATTTTGAAATAGGTGATCCACGGTATACTCTCCGTACTGATAAATCCCCTGAGGAGTCTTGGAAAAATTTAAAAGAGCTTTTAAAAATCCCAGAATATAGATAAGGTCATCATGATGAGGTTGTTCATCTTCAAATTACTTTTTAGGCTGACTTGGTGGGTAGCACCTAATCGGCGTCGTGTTAATAAGATTTTTGAGATTTACGAAGAGTATATTAAAGCAGAAGAAGATTATATAAAGTGCCAAGAAAGACAGGCTCAGATGGACTCCTGCGTTCAACCTCGGACAGAAACCTACGAACACCTTACTTGCAAAAAACAAAGAGCCATGTTTACGAAAAACATGCCTCCCCGTATATCTGATAAAGATCAACCTAGAAGTCATTACTCAGACTACGAAGAAGCTAAAAAATATCACGAAGCATCATGAACTACAAAGAACTAACTGAATCAATAACTCAACAAACCTTTGTTCACCCAGATGATTCCTCGATTATATTGCTGGGGGGCGAAGGCGTGGGCATTGATTATTCAGACGCTTTCGTCGGCATTGTTGACGGACCTCATTCTTCTCAAAGGGCCTTGTATGATTACGAAAAATGCATTGAGATTGCTTGTCGAGAATTAAGCGACGATGATGGCCCAGCCAGCTACCTAGAAGGCTTAGAGTGGTTTGAGTATAATACTCTTAGGGCAATTTCTTATCAAAGTCCTGAAAACTCTCCCCTCTTCTTAAATAAAATCGATTCCGACGATGAAGTTTAATTCGCCAGAAGGAATATCTTACGACTTTAACAATAGAGTTAGCTACGACGAAGAGTCTGACTCTATGTATATTTATGTAGCTCCCCCACAAGGGCAAGTTGGAACTGTTTTAGTTTACAATGATGGCCGTAACATGGTAACAATAGACACAGACGAGGTTAACACTCAGGTAGGAATTGAAATAGTTGGCTTAACTAATTTAATGCGAAAATTTAATTTAAATAAATAAATAAAAATGAATCGACGAGACTTTATTAAATCGACAAGCGCAAGCGCAGCAGCAATTACCGTAGTACCCGCAGTTATTGCAAGTGAAGCAGAAGACTTTGCGCCAAAACCAGAGTATCCTTATTTTGTAAATTGCTATATTCAAAATCAAAGATATTGGCCCCTAGAGGAATACAAAGATGGTATTTTTGGCGGTGATCATGAAGGTATAAAAGATGAGGGGTACATGGGAGAAAAATGGATTGACGGTCAATTACGTTTTAATAGTTTTGGTGCAGCGGTTGAGTTTATAGATACTCATAGTTTGGTAGTCCCTTTTTATAATGAAATTATGTATGAAGTTTTTCACGAAGTCTCTAAAGATGTGAGTATTGCCCCAAAACATATATTTACATACTGGGCTAAAATAAAAGAGGGTGAGTCTCCCGAAACGATTAGATGGATTCGCCCAGACTACATCGATCACACAGCAGATGGAGCACTGATAGAACGCGCTTAAATAATATCTTGTACATATTCCAGAAACATGTTTGAATCTAAAGCATGTCTCAGCAGAAGATTGACCACAGACTTTTAAATCATTTTCTTAAACTGAAAATTTTTGACGGCTTAGGGCGTAAGCAAAAAAGTCTTGAGGATGTTGAGGATTTATTAAACAATCTCAAAGAGGAACATCTCCTACTCAAAACTCAACAACACCTGAGAAAGGTTTGTGCTGAAAAAGGTGCAGACGAATACCAGAAATCCTTAGAAGGTGCTTTAGTTCAATTAAGAGGGGCAGCAGCCGAAATTATTTGTAACGCTGATACGATATTAAGAGGCGACACGAATATAAAGCGCGGTGAACGTATATCTCGCCAGAAAAGAGAAGAGTACAATATGGCCCTAAAAAAGCCTGAGGCGGGGGTTGATTATGAATGCGTAGACGCTCACCAACACGTAGATAAAGCTATACAAACTAAGTGGTACTCTAATGCATCCTCTAAAACCATTTTCACAAATGATATTTCTACTACTTTAATTGATGGCTTACATTGGCCTATCCTCGAAATATGGACTAACGCCTCAAAAGTGGACTCAGATGTTATTAAAGATAACGTAGTAGTATCTTGCCGTAATTCTTTAAGCAACCGTCTTACTCCACACTACTTATCTAATATTAAGAACCTAATTAAAGGTTCCGCAGTTAAACCACAAAAACCTTTAACTCCTCTTTGGTATCAAAAGATTGCGGTAAAAGCTTGCTTAAAAGCTTTCAAAAAATCTGACAGAGGCCAACTCAATGTGCCTTGTGGATGGGGTAAAACCTTAGCGGGACTCTGGATTGGAGAAGGTTTGGGGTCTAAAAAGACTTTAGCTTTGTGTCCTAGTAAAGACCTGTGTCGTCAAATCTTTTCGGCTTGGGCGCAAAACGGAAGCAAAAAAAATGTAAAACGACTCGTAGTATGCAGTGACGAGACCGTTTCTGATGACGCTATAGCTGCTTACGAAGACGAATTAGATTTTGCAGTAGTTAAAGATTCGGACAAGTTAAAAGAACTAACTCAAGACTGCGCTGAATATGAAATCATTTGCACCTACCAATCAATCTCTAAGTTAATTGAGGCTGAATTAGACTTTGACTACGGCTTCTTCGACGAGGCTCATCGAACAACTCAACCAGACGACCACCTATTTGCGCTTGGTTTGTTTGATAGAAATATAAAAATTGAAAAACGTTTGTTCGCAACGGCGACTCGAAGGTTTGTTCACAGCAGAAACTCTCGCTGCAACACTATGGAAGATGAATCCGTTTACGGCCCCGTCTTTTATCAAATGTCTTTCTCGGAAGCGGTCAGAACAGGACGCTCCCGCAAAAATGACAACGTTAAAATAATTTCTCCCGTTAAAATCGTAACGAATAAAATTACTAACCAAGATTTAGATAGGGAATTAATCAAGCATGGCGTAACCAGAGTTGGTTGGGATTTAGCTCAGACAAGAATGGTCGCTTCTATTATAGGCTTCTTAAAGGCCGTTGATACTTTAAATCTTAAGAAAAGTTTTATTTACACAAATCGAGTAAATTCAGCAGAGAGACTTGCCAATGACCCTGCGAATGGAATCTCTCAATTTACCGACAAAATAAAAGCCTTCCATGTAAATGGAAACATGAGAAGCTCTGAAAGACAAAGAGAATTTACTTCTTTTTTAGAACAAGAATATTCGGTGATAACTAACGCAAGGTGTCTCAACGAGGGGGTTGATTGCCCATTGGTTGATTGTGTTGCGTTTTTTAACCCCCGCAAAAGCGTGATTGATATTGTACAATCCGTTGGCAGGGCGATGAGAGTCGATAAAAATAACCCAGATAAAGTTGGGTGTATATATGTAAACGTTTTCGAGGACGCGGAAGAAAATACCGACCAAGCTTTATACGATTCTCCTTACGAACTTTTGGTTGATGTTATTCTCGCAATGGCTTCTCATGATGATTCTTTGCAGGATTTACTTAACAAATGGCTTGAAGACGTTGGCGGTGGTGGAGACGGAGATTTTCCTGAAATATTTGAGGTGATAGATGGAGATGACGTTGACCTCGAAGAACTGCGAAACAGCATTATTAGTCAGGTAATGACTGTTTTCAGAAATGGAAAATGGTCTATATGGCGACAGCGAATTGGTTTAGCTAAAAAAATTAAAGAAAAATATGGTAGCCCTAATTTTCACAATTTTATGCGTAAACTACCGTGGGCGCATCCTGAGGATTATACGTTTGCTGATGACCCCATGATAACGAAGGAATATATAACTTGGACTCGTAACTCATTAAGACTTGGACAGATTTCGGAATCAAAACATAATGAACTAATCGACTTAAACTTTGAATTCGAACCAGAACAACAACGGTGGAAAATTTTTACTAAATTAATGTCAAACCTCATAAAAGGTTATACCCAAATTAATTCGCCAAGTAAAATCAATTGGGGTTTAGCTGAACTTGAGATTGATAAATGGTCAGAAGGCCATATCAAATCCAAACAAGAATTTAAGGCTTTTAAATCCAGATTTAACGCTGCAAACAATGAAGTCGTGAAAAAATACAATGCGACTATTAACAAAGGCTCAAGACCCATTCAGTGTAAAAATAAAAGAGTTCACCGAACGCATTTGAATGAGTGGCAGATGGACTACCTAAAAGATATCAACTGGACTCCGATTTTGCCGTGTGAAGCTGCGGAGGATGAATTAGTATCCATTGTCGAAAAATTCTTACGCGAGGGTAGAAATGAAAACCAGAGAGGTCAAAATAGATGGGATTTTCAAAATGCCCATCATCACCTTTCTATCAGGGCTGAAGAAAAAACAGGTAAAATTATTTTTCCAGCGGAGTTAAAATATGACGGTGTTAATCTCGCGAATCTTATCTCCTTCAGAAGAAGACCTAGTAAGCCAAGTGATTATAAACATGAAGCAGGAAGAAAACGCGCTGAATACCTTGAAAAACTAAGGCTGAAAACAGTTAAACGCCTTGAAAACCTTGGGGTTTGGATGGGCGACGAAGACCAAGATGATTGGGTCTGGAAGCAGAATCTTGAAAACTGGAAGCAAGTAAACGACGGGCTTACCGACGATGAAGAAGATAAAAAGTTCTCTAAGACCTTTTCTGTAGGGGTTGGCATTTCTATTAAGCGGGGTCATCTCTCCGAAGAGAAGAAAAAACTCCTTAAAGAAGCTAACTGGAAAACTCATCTGAAAACCCATGACAAAGAACTAGAATTAAAAGCAATTATCGAAATGGGGAAAGTTTTTGGACACACTCGACTTACTGGTCTTGTAAGTAGCTGGAATAAAAAAACAACCTTCGCGGACGGCCTAACATATGAAATGTATCGCGCTGTATTGAACTATCGAGACAGAAAAACTAACGGTAACCTTACCACTGACGAAATTGCTTGGGCTGAAAACAACTTGCCGTACTGGCTTTGGAACGAAGGCATCAAAGAAAGGGTATTTGAAGAAAAAGTATCTGTATGCAAACAATGGTTTGAAGAAAATCCAGAAGCCGAATTCATGCATAAAAGCGCAGAAGTTGATAACCCATTCCCGTTTCCGTTCTCCACGAATGCCAAATGCGGGCTTGAAACTGCTATGGTGGGTAAATTTTTGGAAGGTTTAAGGGGGGAAAGGAGACGCAAGAATAAAGACTGGGAAATTGAGATTCTCGACAGAGAACTTGGTGAAAAATGGAAACGCGAGGCTAAAGATGAACCGCGCATCTTGAAAGTAAATTACATTCCACCAAACTCAACTTCAGGAAACAAAGAATGCTATTACGTCCATCTTGGCATGGCTAAAGCTCCAAAAGGATATTCCAAAGCTAGCCGTGCAATAGTTGCTCGGTTTCCCACGAAACTTGAAGCGGAAAAAGCTATGGCACTCATGCAGAAAGAGGTCAATAAAAACCCGAATTATAATCCAGAAAAATTAAGAGATGATTTTGCTCCATTACCATACGCTCGAAACAGATGGGACGAGAAAAGTCTCGATTTCTTAAAGAAAAACTATAAACGCAAATCTGATTCTGAGATAGCCAAACATTTAGGTCGCAGTACGGCCTCTGTGAGTTCTCAAAGAAATAAACTTGGTCTTGAACTTGCTGTTGATGGTCGAGTTAATAACGGCGCACATAACCACAAGAAATGAGAAAAGAAATAATAGTAATAGACGGGTTCTACAAAGACCCAAATCAAATAAGAAGGCAAGCCTTAGAGATGACTTACAGCGTAAGCGGTAATTATCCCGGCATTAGAACCAAAGCACTGCCCGGTGGTGACGTTAGAGAGTTCTTGGAGGGCGTCATGGGCATAAAAATAGATAAAACGAAGTGGAATGCGGGTGAATACACTGGCGCATATCAGTATGTTGCAGAGGGAGCAAATACATGGATACATTCAGACCGTCATAATGATTGGTCGTGCATTGTTTATTTGTCTCCAGACCCTATTGATGACTCTGGAACGTCCTTTTACAAACACAAAGAAACTGGCTCTATATCATATCACGATACCGAATTGGGCAAGGAGATAGAGAAAGATGGAAACAATACTGATGCATGGGTTAAAACTGACGTAGTGGCTAATAGATTTAACAGAGCGGTATTATTCAGAGGAGATTTATGGCACAAGGCTGATAATTATTTCGGTAATGATTTAAAAAGCGGGAGATTGTTTCAAACATTCTTTTTCAGCGAGGAAAATCCTAATAAAACGAAATAAAATATCCATTTATTTTAATGGTTTATATGGCCCATTTTGGTAAAATGAAAAGTCGAGAAAAATTCATAAAATGCAGTTGTCACAGCGAAGGTATGCTACTTACCAAATTTGATGACGAAGAAGAAATCTATGTTAGCTTTTGGCGAGCGGGCATAAACCCCGTCAAATTAACTTGGTGGATGAGACTGAAGCTGTGTTACTTGGCTTTATTTAAGGGCAATTATTATGACGACCAGTTAGTTTTAAGTAAAGAAGAAGCAATGAAACTTTCTTTGTGGGTTCAGGATGAGTACGACCATGTTACTGAGTGGGTAAGAGAGATGGAAAAAGAAGAAAAGTATTGAAAGATGCCCAGTTAAAACCCGTGGAAATCGACGGGATTAAAAAGAAAAAATGTGGAACAATAGAATCATAAAACACGAAAATGATGGAGTCACTTGGTATAGTGTCCATGAAGTCTTTTACAACGAAGACGGTAGCATTTATGCTCACACCGAAGACGCAATTGCTATCGTTGGAGAAACCGAAGAAGAGGCGGTAGAACAAGCGGAACAAATATTGAGGGATATTAAAGATACGCCAGTTCTTGTGGCGTCTGAAATAGAATTCAAAGACCATGAAGAAGAATAAAAAAATACCCCTTAACGACGTATCTCTTGAAGAAGTCATGGCTAGTGATTTTCCGAGGGTCTATGTACATGACGTTAAAGATAACCCAGACGATACCTACTCTATGGAAATTTCTACCAACAAAGCTTTTGACGAACTCTTTAAGAAAGAAAAAAATCGTAAACGAGTTAGCAAGAAAGGAATACAAGAGTTTTTTATAGAGCTACTCGAAAAGGGCATAGCTAAAGAAGATGGGTATGACATCAAAAAGTTAAGTAATAAGGCATTGGTAGAATGAAACAGTTATTAATAATAATATTGCTTATTATTGGGGGTATTATTTTAATACCAGCTTTACCCGTTATACTTTCTATTGTTTATTTAGGAGGAAGGATGATCTGGTGTCTTTTAACTGGCGAACCTTTTTGGGGCGAATATGGCCCATTTTGGTAAAATAGAATTTAAGTACGAAAAGAAAAAATGATTAAAGAATATTGTGATAAATGTGACTGTGAAGTCACCACTCAAAACTGCTCTATCACCATGCATTGCATTGCATGGGACGAGCCTTACTTTGGGTTACTGTCTCACCGAAGGTGCATTAGATGCTCACCTTCAAGAGCGCAACACATTGTTCACCCTGACTTTGAGCCAGTAGTGGACGATAGGCCACAATTCGACAAGCGACTCTTTAGCAGCGAAGAAAAGCTGAAGGAGTGGGAGAAGCGTTGGACTGCTGCTTGGCTGATATGCCAGCAACCCGAAATAGCTGACGCCGTTATGGAGAAGCTAGCCAACAGAGCTTGGAGTAAAAAGCATTTCGGAGGCGACGGATGAAAATATTCTTCACTCATTTTTACGGAAGAATGTCTGACGTTTTAGGCATTATAAATTGCGGAGCTTACGCCGAAGCTGTAACCAAGGAAGAGGAACAATACGCTCTTGAGAACGGGTGGATGAAAGTAGAAAGCCTCAAGTACGGGGAGATTTGGGCGCAAGGTCGACAGGTAAGATTAAAAGTTTCGGATTTAAAATATAATAAAAAAATAAGGAAGATGACTGACCCCTGCAAAGGGATAACTTCTCTTCATAAAGATTTAAATGACTGCGATGTAAACGAGCTTAAAGGCGTATACGAAAAGTATATAAAGTTCAAAAGCGATCAGTACAAAAAATCTGGAGAACTATTCTCAGACTTCTATACAACAGAAGATTTCTTCAAAGAGCTTTTTATAGACCCAGAGAACAAAAAGATAATCGAGCATAGAGAAGATGGAGAGCTTCACGGTTTTGTAATTTGCAGGACTTACGACAATGCAAACTGCATGACCTCAATACAATTCTGCTGGGACTATCATAAACCAAATATATTTTTGGGTAAGTATAGCTGCATAAAAGAGTTAGAGTCAGCCAAAGAGATGGGTTTAGAGTATTTGTATCTGGGGTTCGGATATGAAAATATGTGCATATATAAATCCATGTACCAAGGCTTTGAGTGGTGGACTGGCAGTGAATGGTCTAAAGACAAGCTAGCTTACAAAACTCTTTGCGAAAGCGATACAAAAACAAAAACGATTTACGAGCTTGGTCAGTTAGAAGAGGAGTATACTGGTAAATTCTTTTTTTCTCCCAGCGAAATATTAAAGAGAGATGATAGATGATTATATAAAGTATATTACTTTAAAAAGAAAAGAGCTTGGGGGTCATGCAATATGTCCGTTTGCTAAAAAATTTCTGGATAAAACGGAGATCATTAAGTCAGACGACTTGGAGTCTGATGCTCTAAATTGCATAGAATCAGAAGAAAGGCCGATGCTTTGGCTAATCTATGGATGCCCCAAAAAATTCACCAAAGAATGGCTGTCCTCTTTCTGTGATAAACATAAAGATAAAGCTAAATCAAAGGATTTGTGGCTAATCTGGGATCACCCAGACCAAATAAATAAAATTGGAAATATTGAAACAAACAATAAAGAATATGGTGTAATACTAATACAGCCCTTAAAGGAGCTAAACAAATACTCAGATAAACTCAAAAAGAGTAATTATTATGACTATTGGGATGAGGACTATTATAACGCTATAGTAAAAAGCAGGAGCGAGTAATAAGGCATTATATGAAAGAAGAATTTGAACTAGATTTTACCAATCAAATAAAAGCAAGGAAGCTTGACGAATTGAAATATACAGGCACTCCAGAAGTTTTTCTAAAAACTTCAAGGAGCGATTTCGAGTATATGGATATCGACATAAAGCCTCTCTTAGACATGCCTCCGCCAGCTAATTCAAGTGAGGATACCAAAAGAGAGTTATTGGAAGTAAAAGCGTTCATGGAACAGCAGCACTCTGAAGAATTTTCGGCAAACCTTAAGAAAATGGACAAAGACCCAGCCAAATTTATAATTGATTCCTATAAAGAGCTAAGTGGGAAAACTGTCCCTAAAAAAGCGTTAGATTTCATAACTGGCGGTGATGTCGAAGTTTTAGCGATGAAGCTAAAGATGCATTACGGTAGACCAAGACCTTACCAAATAGCGGACTATTATGGGATTGAACTAGATTACAACAAGACTATTCAACACGGAAAAGCAAACGCTCCGTCTTACCCAAGTGGCCACACTCTAGCAGCTTACTTTGCAGCAAGGGTTATCGGCTACATAGACTCAAAATATCAAGACGACCTAATTGAAAAAGCGAAGATGGTTGCAGATTCTAGAATAGCAGAAGGAGTTCATTTCAAAAGCGATAACAACTTTTCATTTGCATTAGTGGACAATACGATGATGAAAGCATTTGTGGATGCTTATGAAAAAGTCTGAAATAATTAATTTCTTATCTTGTACTTATTGCAGGATAAAAAAATCCGATATACATGGAATTGGAGTCTGTGCAATTATAGACATCAGCAAAGACACAAACCTTTTTCCAGACTGCTCATGTGATTTAAAAAACATGAAGGCGATCAGCAAAGAAGAAGTTCATCACCTAAATGCACCCACGATCAAAATGATGAGCGATTTTTTCATAGAGACGAAGACTCACTACTTCACTACCACTTCTTTAAATAAAATTAATATATCTTACTTCTTAAATCATTCGGATAACCCCAACTGCGAATGGAGAGAAGAGGATGATTCTTTTAGACCTTTAACAGACATAAAAGAAGGAGAAGAGTTAACTTTAAATTATCACAACTACCTCAAAAGCGAGCTTATAAAAAATGTATAAAGACTTAGCCCCAGATATAACTAGACAAAGAATTGTTATAGAAGGAACACTTCATAACCCTTTCCTTCCTGAACAGATGGATAGATATTGCCGTGAGATGACCAGCGTTTTGAATATGACGGTGGTTACTGCTCCGTTTTGCAACTACGACCCTGCGTATGGCTGGTGTTCGTATGTGCATTGGAAAGAGAGCGGGATGCATGTCTATGCATGGGACGATAGAAGTCCTTGCTTCTTTTCTGTGGATGTCTACACTTGCAGAGCGTTCGAACCAGAAACTGCTGTTAAATACACCCAAGAGTTTTTTGGCGATAACTTAATAGAATTAGCATGGAAAGAGTAAGTAAGCGAAAAGCATGTTTCCTTCAGATGATTGAAAGGAAAAAGTGGAAAAGTTGGGAAATAAAAATTATTAAAAATAATTATAAAAAATTGACCGACATAGAAATAAATGAAAAGTATCTACCACACAGAACCGAAAGTGCGATACGGACAAGGAGACACTTATTAAAGCTAAGAAAAGATATGCAAAAACATCAACTCTGGACTGAAGAGGAAATAAAAACCTTAAAAGAAAACTACTTAGATTACGATCAAAGAGAGTTGCGAGATAAGTTTTTCCCAGACAAAACTGTTGAACAAGTTAGGTCTGCCAAGATGAGTAGAGGGCTAAAAAAGCCTAGAGTTTGGACTGAAGAGGAGGTAGACTTATTGGTGCTACATGGTGCTAATCACACCCACACAGAAATGCATAAGAAGTTTTTGCCCAACAAAACCCCTGAAAAGATTAGCTCCATGAGAAGGTATTACAACATTAGGAGAACCCCAAATGTCGCGAAAAAAACTCATGAAGACCCTTCGTTCAATTGAGGAGCTTGAGCACTATCTCTCTGAATCTCAGGTGTATGGCCTTAACATGGTTTCCATAACCACAACTACAGAACTTTTATCAAAGATAAAAAATAATTTACTAGACGAAGGTTCTAATCTCGTAGATTTAGATGAAGAGCAGGATAAAGACGCTGAATCTTAAACTGCATGGCTGCTACTGCCTTAGAAGAGAAACAAGAGCGACGACTCTTACGCCTAGCCCGAAAGGGAAACTGCGAGGCTTATGAGGAGTTAATAGGCTATTACGGCCCTGCGCTAAAAGGATGGATAAGAAAGTATTGTAGGGGCAATGATGACTTAGCGGAAGAAATATACTCTATCACCATAATAAAGTGTTGGAGTAAGATAAAAAAGTTCAAAGGCAATTCTAAGTTTTCTACTTGGGCAAACGCCATAGCAAGAAATGCATTTCTAGACGAATTTCGCAAAAAGAAAAAATGCAAACTCATAGATATTGAAAACGTAGCTTTTCTGGCGTCTTCTTCCCAAGAATCAGAAGACCTCAAGAAATCTCTAGAGAAGCCAATTCCTGAATATGATTCAGTAGATAATGACTTACCTTCTGCCCGCATAGAGAACCAAGAAAAGAGGGATCAAGCTAAAAAAATATCTACTAAGGTCTTAAATAAACTCTCAAAAGATCACAGAGAAATATTAGAACTTCGAGATATGCATGGGTTGGAGTACAGTGAAATTGCTTCTACACTTAAAATTCGTTTGGGTACTGTTATGTCTAGGCTTTACTATGCCAGAAGAAATGCGAAGAAGATTCTTCTTAGAATTGAAAAGCGTTAGTCAATATGCTAGCATTTCTCCGAAATGGAATTTCATACTTCTAAAAAACTTATGGCCGACGACGTAAAAGTTGCCTTGGTGGATGTAGATGAGACTGTTTGCTTTTACCCTAACGAAAGAAAATACGATCAAGCCGAGCCTAATCTAGAAAATATCGCCAAGATAAACAAACTTTACGACGAAGGGTGGAGAATACTTTACTGGACAGCAAGGGGAGGTTCAGATAGGTCTAAAGCAGAAGGAAGATGTTATTATGATTTCACTTGGAATCAATTAGAATCTTGGGGATGCAAGTTTCATGATCTCTCTACTGGCTCCAAAGGAGATTACCAGAAACCACCTAACGATCTTATCATAGACGATAAGGCTAAAAGGATAGAGGAAATTTAACATGGGCAAACAAGAGCAATCTTACAGCGTCGACCTTTTGTACAGGGCTAAAATGACGATAGAGGTTGACGCTTCGGACTATTCAGAAGCTCACAAAAAAGCCTACAATATTTTCATGGACTCTTCTCCTGACGATATCTTTAGTCAATCCAGCGTAAAATACTCCTTAGTAGAAACCTCGATAAAGCCTGACGCAAATAATAAAGACGGCACAGACGTTCTCCATGATTGATAAGATTCTAGTTTTAGTTCCTAGCAGGAAAAGACCTTCAAGTATAGAAAAGTTAAGGAGGTCTTTTTTGCAGACCCACGCTAATAAAAGTGAAATATTAGTTATACTAGATAAAGACGACGAGCAAAATTACTATAGGCATCATGATTTAAATTACGAAGTCTACGAAGGCGAAGCTGGTTATTGCCAAGAAAAAATGAACGGTTATGCCTTTAAATATCGCAAACAATATAAGTATATTGGCTTTATAGGTGACGATAATGAGTTCATAACCAAGGATTGGGATTTAAAAGTTTTCTCGGCTTTGGATAATATTGGGGATAATGCGATTGCCTATATAAACGATCAACTTCAAAACCACTGCAACGCTAATAAAGATTGCTGTAGAAATGTGTTCTTGGACTCAAATATTATTAATAAAATAGGGTACTTTGCCCCCCCAAACTTAAGACATTTTTATCAAGATAATTTTTGGTTTGCTACTGGTACTAAATTAGGGACTTTAGTATATTTAGAAGAAGTTAAAGTTAATCATGCTCATTTTTTAGCCAACCTTTCTGATCGAGACGAGATATACCAGTCGGCCTATGATGGAAATAAGCTAAACGAAGACTGCAAAAATTATAACGAGTATTTAAATAAACAGTGGGCGAACGACATTAAAAAGCTTTTAAATAAATGATACAGATAAAGTCAGTTAATCCTTTTAGCAGAAAGAGCAAAATAAAATGCGGTTTCTGTGGGCTGACCTATTCTGCTAGAGATTATAGGATTTTATGGGAAGAAAGAAAGGTTTTGTACTTTAAAATTCAATTACCTTCTCAAAAAAGGTGGAGGATCGTCTGTCACGGGTGTTTGTTGCAAGTTCTTAAAAAGTATTACCCCAATTATGATAAGATAGAATTAATGATTATAGACGACCTTGATAATATAGAGAAAACCTGTGAGGTAGTGCTTGACCAAATAAAATCAGAAGAAATATTAAGTTTAGATTTTTGGCCTTGATTTTTTTGAAAAAAAAGTATAAAAAGTCATGAATGCCCAGAAAAAAGAAGCAAGATAAGCCCGAAGATAGGATTATTTCTCCAGATGATGTTCTGACTACTTACTTTAACGAGGCAGGAGCTTTTCCCCTTTTAAGCAAAAAAGAAGAAACTGCTTTAGCTGAAAAGTATATAAAATACAGAACTAACAAATCTAATTGCGGTAGTAGAGTTAGAAACGAAGGAAAGAAGGCTAGAGAGAAACTCATAAACAGTAATCTAAGGTTAGTAATAAGAATAGCTAAGGATTACAGAGACTTGGGGCTTGATTTTTCGGATTTAGTTTCAGAAGGCAACGCTGGTCTAGTAAGGGCGGTTGACAGATTCGAATTAAATCACGGGGCTAAACTTTCCACTTATGCTTCTTATTGGATTAGACAAGCTATCACTAGGTCTCTATCTAATAGCTCTAGAACCATAAGGCTTCCCGTACATGTTTCTCAGTTAAAATGTCAGATAATGCGTTACATAGAGGACTATAAAATCCTCAATGAAGGGACTCGCCCTGAGAACTGTGATATAGCGAAAAAATTTAGCATAACTGAAGATAAAGTTCAAAAGACTCTAGCTTCTCACGTTTCTTATGTTTCAATAGACAAGCCAGTAGGTGAAGAATCTGAAGCCGAAACTATGGCTAACTTTTTACCAGATGAAAGCAGTTTAAACCCTTTAGATTCCGCGCTTTACGCTAACGACATAACTATGCTTGAAGATTTCCTAAACAAGCTAAATGATCGAGAAAGAAAAATTATAGAGCTAAGATTTGGGCTACGTGATTACGATAGAGAAACTCTTGAAATAGTAGGAGAGAAATTCAACCTTACTCGAGAGCGAATTAGGCAAATAGAAAGCGCAGCAATGAGAAAGCTAAGAAACTGGGCGAGCAAACTTAAAAAAAGAGACGCCAGAGAAGGGCAATAACAAGATGGTCACCGAAAATCAAATAATAAAACATCGTCTTAACAAGGCTTATTGCGGAGAAGCTCAAAAGGCTTCAGATATGTTTACTAAAGAAAATCTTCCAAGCAATATAAGAGGCAAAGGAGAAAGGAAACACACGGCAAATGACGATTCATTGATGGGACAGTGCGCTATGCTTGCTTGCTGCCGTCATTTATTTGGCATGCAAGGTAGGGAAAAGTTTTGGCAAGCTGCTCACCAAGCAGAAATGATACCTCTTCAGAGAAAAGTTTATGGAAATGACTATATTAGTGACGGGGGGATGGATATACCTTTTTTAATGACGGACGTTAAGTCTTCTCAAAGAAACAAAAAAGAACTATTAGACCATTATGCTATAGTTAACCGTAGAGAGTATCACGAAGGTATAACTTATATATTCTGCATAGTGGAAGACCCAGACGAAAACGGCGGAAGAATCGTTAATATATGTGGATGGAGCACCTCTGAGGAAGTAAAAGCCTTGGGGCCATTCGACCCACCTCACGAAGCACTTAGTTCTTTTAAAGGTGAGTATGCAACGCAAATTAAGAATATTAACCCGATGACGCCTATGAATTGGACTAAAATCTAATGTTTAAACGTCCACCGCTTAGCTGGATTTATATAGCAGCCTTGACTATATTTTACCTCCTAAGTAGTCTATGCATACTGATTTACCATTCTCTAAAGGGATTATTTAAGAAATGAAATACGCAGGAAAAGATAAAGTCTTTAGATACAAAAAAGGCTCACCCACATCTGGTCTAAAACTAAGCCAAGGAAAGGGTGATGAAGTAAGACCTCACGACCCCAAGAAGTATCGTGATAATTACGACCAAATAGATTGGTCTAGCAAGAAGAAAAAAGATGACAAAAAAACAAAAGGCTAAACAGTACCTAGACAATAGCCTTAGCAATAACTTGCAAGGTACTCTTGATAGAACAGCTAACTACTATCAATCGAAGGGCTACGAGAAACAAGCTAAGGCAATCAGAAACTTTAAGAAGGAAGTTAGATTGCTCGTCGGAAGTCTGTAAGAAAATTTAATAATTTCTTTTTGCCAAAAGAAATTTTTGTAAATTATTAAGATGAAAAGCTGCAACATAGAAAATTTAAATGCTTTAGCTGAAGAAAACTCAGAAAAATATAAAAACAGGAAACCTTTCCCGTATATTTCATTTGAGAATTTCCTAAACTTTGGCGCAGCCCAAAACATGATGGATGCATTTCCATCAATTGATGAAAATTTCTACAAATACGACAATCCTCTTGAGAAGAAATACGCTTTCGACAAAGTGTCAGAATTACCTGCTCCCATCAGAGATACTCTGATTGAATTGAACTCCCCTCCATTTCTAAACTTCCTTGAGAAACTTACGGGTATCAATGGATTGATTCCCGACCCGTATTACAGGGGTGGCGGTATACACCAAAGCAAAAGAGGCGGTAAACTTGATATACATGTAGACTTTAACGTGCATCCCAAACTAGAACTCCATCGCAGATTAAATATTTTGATTTATTTAAATAAAGATTGGAAAGAAGAATACGCAGGTGACTTCCAGATATGGAAAGGTCATAAAAATGAAAAAGGTAAACACGTTCTAGAAGAGCTAGAAGCGCGTGTCTACCCAAACTTCAATACATTTGCTTGCTTCTCTACGTCAGAGAAATCTTATCATGGCTTTCCAGACGAAATAAAATGCCCTGAAGGCATGACAAGAAAGTCCATAGCGTTGTATTACTATACCGCACAACCAGCTTTTGAATCCCTTAATGAAGAGCAACACTCTACTACGTTCATCAAGAGGCCACATGAATCTAACGAACTAGAAGAACTCAGAGAAAAAAGAAACAAAGGCAGAATATACTCAAACATTAAAGACTCATCCCTATCTTAATTATGAAAAAAGAAATGTATAGAGCACTTGAACTCAAGTATTTGGCGCAAATGCAAGAAGCTTTCGCTACGCTAGAGGTTTACTT